CGCCCCGCCCCGCCCATGTCCACACTACAAGTACACACTATTCCTGCTTATGCTTGCCTTCCCCGCTTTTTCGTGGTATGATGAAAACGAACATCTGTTCACGGTTCTGTCCTGGCTGCGCTCCTCACGACACCATGCGCGCGCTGATCCTCGCACCCCATCACCCCAACCTCCCTGACGTCGCCGCCGAAGCTGCGACCGTAGCCAATGCGCACATCGGCAGTGTCCTGCTGCAGGGGAAGATTGCCGAGCGCGACCTGGCCCAGGCCGTAGCCCCTGGCGGATTTGACCTCTTCTGGGCTTGCACCCACGGCACGCGCGACGGGGTGCTACTCAGCGATGGCCTGCTCGACGCCGGCAAGCTGATCACGTACATCTCAGCCAGTGGCGCCAGCACGGTCATGCTCAACACGTGCGAGTCAATTCACTTGGCCGCCCAGATCGTAGACAGCACCCCCGCCAGCGTAGTGGCCACCATCCAGGAGGAAGGCGTCAGCGACGCGCTGGCCGCAACCACCGGCGCAATGTTCGCCTCCCAGCTAGCGCACACCAAGGACCCCCGCAACGCCTACGAGCGCAGCAAGCCCGGCCACAACCGAACTTACGTCTACCTGGCCAACGCCAACGCCCAGGCCATGGCCACAACCCGCAAGCCCAAGCCCAAGCCCGCACCCAAGGCCGACCCCCCAGCCGATGCGCCGAAAAAACGCGGCGGCCAGCCTGGCAACCAGAACGCCAGCAAGACCGGCTTTTACAGCAAGCAGATCACCGACATCGAGCTGCGCGATCTCGAGACCATGATGACAGACGGCATTGACGACGAGATCCGCATCATGCGAGTCCAAACGCGCCGCCTAATGGAGCTGGCAGACAAAGAAGACCCCAGCTACCAGATGGCCGCCGACCTGCTCGACAAGCTCTCTCAGTCCTCCACCACACTGGCCACCCTCCTGCGCACCAAGAAAATGATCTCGCCGCCCTCCAACGACACGGCGCGCGCCATCGGCGAGGCCTTGACGGCCGTCGCCAGGGAGTTGCAACTATGCTAGCCACTGCCCCCAGCGCGCCGCTGGGAACCTACCGCCTGCTGGCTCAAGTCCAGCAGGCCACCGCGCTGGTTAACAACCTCGGCCAGACCTTGCGCAGGCTGCGCCAATACCAGGCAGACTGCGCCGACTGCGCGCTGCACTGCACCTGCCAAACGCCCGGCTGGAACTCCAGCCTCGACGCCGCTCTACGCGACATAGCCGAAGAGTGGGGATTGACCTGATGCATGTACCTTGTCGAGACCATCAAAGCGATTATGCGAGATGTCGGCCTGTTCGCCGAACATGCCGGCCACGTCACGCTGCGCAGCTATCAGTTGCCCGTGGCCCAAGCGATCGTGGAGTCAGTCGTCAGTAAGCGCGGCCTGACGTTCGTGGTCATGTTCCCGCGCCAGTCAGGTAAGAACGAACTGCAAGGACACGTCGAAGCCTACCTGCTCATGCTCACCAGCCAACTACACGGCGAGATCGTCAAAGCGTCACCCACTTGGCAGCCGCAAAGCCTCAACGCAATGCGCCGGCTAGAGCGCGTGCTTGGGGAAAACCTGCTGACCAAGGACAGGTTCAGAAAGCGCGAGGGTCGCATCTTCGAAGTCGGGGAGCCTGGCCAGCCTGGCGCGTCGCGCTGCTATTTCTTCAGCGGCGAACCCGGAGCCAACGTAGTGGGCGCCACGGCCAAGACGCTGCTGCAATGCGACGAGGCCCAGGACGTCACGCCGGCCAAGTGGGACAAGGATTTCGCCCCCATGGCCGCGTCCACCAACGCGACCCAGGTCTTCTGGGGCACGGCCTGGACCAGCCGCACCCTGCTGGCCAGGGAGCTGCGCGCAGCCAGGGACGCCGAGAAGCGCGACGGGATCCGCCGCACTTTTGTGCTCACGGCCGACGACGTGGGCGCAGTCGTGCCCGCCTACAAAAAGTTCGTCGCCGGCCAGGTAGCCAAGCTGGGCCGCAACCACCCCCTGATCCGCACCCAGTATTACAGCGAAGAGATCGACGCCGAAGGCGGCATGTTCCCACCCGCCCGGCGCGCGCTGCTGCAAGGCCAACACGCCCCCCAGACCGCCCCCCAGCCTGGCCATCTCTACGCCTTGCTGATCGACGTCGCCGGCGCAGACGAAGCCGCGACGCAGGAAGTCGGCGAGCTGGTCAAGACCGGACGGGACAGCACCAGCCTGACCGTGGTCGAGATCGACCTTGCCACCGTGGCCGACGAGCTGATCGCGAAGCCCAGCTACCGTATCGTCGCCCGCCGCGGCTGGACCAACGTCCCCCACCGCAACCTGTACGGCCAGCTCCGTGCCCAGATCGATCACTGGCAGCCGCTGTATACAGTCATCGACGCCACGGGAGTCGGCGAAGGGCTGGCCAGCTTCCTGGTCAACGCGATGCCCCCCGGCCGACTGATCCCGTTCGTGTTCTCCTCCGTCGCCAAGTCCCAACTGGGCTGGGATCTGATCGCGCTGGTGGAGACGGGCCGGCTGAAGGACCACAACGACGCCGACGACGCCGACCGCGCCGAGTTCTTCCGCCAGCTCGAGTTTGTGACCTACGAAGCGCGCGAGCACAACCAGCTGCGCTGGTCGGTCCCCGACGGCGCCCGCGACCCTGCCACCGGCGACCTGGTGCACGACGACTGGGTGCTCAGCGCCGCGCTGGCCAGCGTGCTGGACGGCCAGCCGTGGGGCCAGGCCAAGAGCGCGGTGGTCGAGGCCTATGACCCCCTGGAGGAACCAAGCGGATGGTAACCCTCATCAACCTGCCCACGGCCACACCCCGAGACACCTGGATCGTGCCTGCTATGCCCAGGGCGACCTACGACCTGACCAGGCACGTCTACCCCGCCGAGGCCTACGCCATCCTGCAGGGCCTGCGCAACTGGATCAACAACCAGGCCGTCCACTACGGCGCTGACCCCGCCGAAGCCCTTGACGCTGCGCGCAGCCTCGACAACCTGGCCACCTGGCTGGAGGACCTGGCCGGCCGCAGGAGGATCACCACGTGAGCGATTTGCTCGCCCTCCAGCGCTACCAGCAGATCGCGCCCACGCTGCATCCCTTGGCCCGGCTGATCCTGCGCCTCTCGCCCGCTGCGCGCCGTTCGCTGCTGGGCGTCAGCGCCGCCGTGGACGACTCGCCCGGCTGGAGCAGCCTCAACGCTACCCCGCTGGATACGCCCTGGAGTGAGCTCCAGCAGCAGTTCGTGGATACCCTGGAGGCCTGGCGCAAGAACCCGCTCGCGCGCCAGATCGTCAACCTGACCACCTCCTATGTCATCGCCACGGGCATCACGCTGGGCAGCAACTACGCCCCGCTGCAGCGCTTCCTGACCAGGTTCTGGCACCATCCGCTCAACCAGCTGGACAACCGCCTGGGCGATTGGTGCGACGAGCTGACGCGCAGCGGCGAGCTCTTCCCTGTCCTCAACCGGGCGGCCGACGGCATGTCTTACGTGCGCATGGCGCCGGCCAGCGAGATCGACGGCATCCTGTGGCTGCCTGGGGACTACGAATCCGAGACCGCGTACCACCGTATCGACTACCGCAACCCGGAAGGTTCCTGGTGGGCCGGCCCCCACGCCAACGACGCAGCCACCGTCAACCAGCTCATGCTGCACTACGCCGTCAACCGCCCCGTGGGCTGCACGCGCGGCGAGTCAGACTTAGCGCCGATTCTGCCCTGGCTGAAGCATTACAGCCGCTGGCTGGAGGATCGCGTGCGCCTGAACTGGGCGGCGCGCGTCTGGCTGTGGTTTGTCAAGGTGCCGGCCAACAAGGTCAGCGCCAAGCAAGGCCAGTATGCCGTCCCGCCCCAACCCGGCAGCATCATCGTCCACGACGACGGCGAGGAGTGGGACATGAAGTCGCCCCAGATCGCCGCGCGCGACGTGGCGGCCGATGGCAAGGCGCTGCGCTATATGGTGGCGGCCGGCGCGGGCGTGCCCCTGCACATGCTGAGCGAGGCCGAGGGCACCAACCTGGCCACGGCTGAGGCGCAGATGGACACCGCCGCCCGCCACTACCGCGCCCGCCAACAGTACTTTGGCCACATCCTGACCGACCTGACCTTGCGCGCCTATGACCACTGGCGCAGCAAGCAAACCCGTCCACCGCGCCCCTGCACAGCCCAGGACCTGCACACCCAGCTGCCGGAGATCGTCCGCACCGACAACAACGAGCTGGCCCAGGCCGGCCGCAACATCGTGGGTATGCTGGCCGACCTGCGCGGCCAGTTGAGCCAGGCCGGCATCCCCATCACCGACGACCTCAACCGCCGCACGGTGGATCTGGCTTTCCGCTTTGCCGGCGAGATCCTCGATCCCGACGAGATCAACGGCCTGCTAGGCGTGACGGCCGACGGAACCATACCCACCGAAACCCAACCCACCCCATCCGTTCAATCCGTTCCAGGAATCCGTTAAGGAAATCCGTAGCTATGCAACAATTCCAGTTCTCCGCCCCTCACCCTCTCGAGCTCGCTAGCAGCCCAGGCCGGCGCTACGCCTGCACGCTGATCGCGGCCGGGGAGCTCCAGGGCCACGGCCTCCACGTCAGCGCCGACGTGCTCCAACGCGACGCCGCCAAGTTTATCAACCTCGAAGCCTACGTCAACCACAGCTGGTGGCCGCGACTGGAGCAGTTGGCCGGCCTGTTCGCCCAGGTCGCCTACGACCCCGTCCAGCAGGCCATCACCGGTGTGTTGGTCCTCAAATCCACCCCGGCCGCCGACTGGTTGCAGCGCGTGATCGACGAGGTGATCGCCGACCAGGACAACGGCGCGCCAGCGCTCAACATCGGCCTGTCGGCCGACTGCTGGGTCTCCATCGGCGAGGCGATCGGCGATGGCAGCCTTCGCCCGGTCACCGCTTTCCATGACGTTTCATCCGTCGATATCGTGTGCCGCCCGGCCTCGGACGGCGCGCGCTTTGACCGTATCCTTGCCCAGGCCGGCCCTCTCAACCCGGCACAACCCACCCTTCAGGAGGTTCCCATGACCGTACCCACCCAGGAGCCGGCTAAAACGGACGTTTTAACGGACGTTTCTACACCCCAGCCGGCCCCCGAACCGACCCCCGTTCAGGCCCACGCAGTCCCGCAGCGCAGCGGAGCGGAGGCGCTGGCGC